TCCCCACACACCGTATGTCTCCACGCCATCCGGCAGGGTGCTGACCTGTATCCGGTCCGGCGCGGGGTGTGCAGTGATGGCCACGCTCACCGGCTTACCGCTGCCGTTAATCAGGTTCACCGTGGCGGCACCTGTCTCCGGCAGGGTCACCTCACGGTCCAGTGTCAGGGTGCGGCTGGCGGCATCGATGGACAGGATACGTCCGCCGGTCATGGTCCCGGCATAGTCGTTATCACAGATTTCAATAATGTCACCGGGTGTGTGACGCAGCCCCTGTGACCCGAGCGTGAAATCCACCGTCTGCGTTTCCAGCAGTCCGGTCTTTATCACCCACAGCCCGGCACGGTGGGCCTGACCGCGACTGGTGCAACCGAACGCATCCATCTTCAGCAGGTTGCGCCCGTAGCGCAGTATGGCTTCCGGGTCTTCCACCAGTTCCGTGGAGGTCTGCCAGCCGTTCTGCGGGTCGGTGTAATTCACCTCCACCGCCGTGTGGCGGTCCTTCAGGGCGCTGAAGCTGTAGCGAAACCCCACGCCGTTATCATCCACCACCACATCGCAGTTGGTGTACGGCCACACCACATCCGACGGGCGGTCCTGAACGAACGTCAGCGTCTGGCCGTTCCATACCGGCATACAGCGCATCGCCGAGCAGAAATCACTGAGAACGTCCCACGCCTTACGCTGTTGTGACAGGTACGCATTAAAGGTCATCCGCGGCTCTGTGCCCCCGAAACCATCCGGGACCGTCTGGTCGCAGTACTGCGCAATGGCATACAGCGCCCATTTGTCCACGTCTGCCGCCCCCAGACGTTTTCCCATGCCGTAGCGCGGGTGAGTCAGCATGTCCCACAGGCACCAGGCCGGGTTGTTGCTGTATGCCGGTTTCAGGCTGCCGTCCCAGATACCGCTGTACGTGCGTTTTTCCGGGTCATAGTTTGACGGTACCTGAATGATGCGACCACGGATATGGTAGTTCACCGTCATCTGCTGGCCGCCGAACTGCTCCGCATCCACCTGCAGCCCCACAATCGCCGTGTTCGGGTAGCACTGTTTCACATCGATGATTTCGGTGTATGACGACCAGAGCGTCTTATTCTGCAGCTGGTCCGAGGTGCTGTCCGCTGTCTCCCGGACCATCCGGATGTTAAAGGGCCGCTCAGGCAGATTATCCAGAATCACCGACGCCAGAAACTGCGAGGTGGTCTTGCCGTTAATGGTGACATCCTTTTCCGTCACCCAGTTACCGTTACGCTGTAACTGAATCAGCAGGCGGACGGATGTCGGGTTTCGGTCACCCTTTGACGTGGTCTGCACCAGTGACTGCACCCCGAAGGTGACCCGCAGGCGGTCAATGTTCGCGGATGTAATGGTGCGCGTCACCGGCTTTGCCTTCGTCACTTCCACGCCCAGTGCGGTTTCCGCCCCGGAGGACTCAAAGCCTTCAGGTGGTGTCTGCTCCTGCTCCCCGGCGCGCCAGACCGCGGTCACACCATGTATCACAGGATTACCGTCCGTGTCCGTCAGCGGGGTTTTGTTCACCAGGATACTCTGCAGCCCCTTCACCGGACCTTCAATCGGCCCTTCACCAATGGCGTCAATCACGCTCATCATCTGCGTGGATTTGAGATTGTCCTTCGCCTCACGAGGTGTGTGCGCCCTGCCGCCACCTTTACCCATAATGTTCCTCTCAATTGGTATTATTAATCGCAGTGATAGGATATTGCACAGCTATTGCGCGATATCATCAGAACGCTGTTTGTTACCCTGTAACCAGCAAGCTCAGTCTGTTAACGGAATTAATGAGGGTTTTATGAAATGTAAAATCATTGCTGCCATTGCCATGCTGACAGCAGCATCATGCGGATACGCAGCAGAACAGGAAGTCCCAATGAACCTTGTCAGTGCTGACGGAAAAGAAGTCAGCATTGGAAAAATAACCATTCAGGAGACCCCCTACGGTCTGCTGTTCACACCAGCCCTTCACTCTCTGTCTGAAGGCATTCATGGTTTTCATGTGCACGAAAAAGGAAATTGCGCCCCGGCACTGAAAGACGGAAAACCGGTCGCAGCATTATCGGCTGGCGGTCACTTTGACCCGAAAAACACCGGCAAACATCTTGGCCCCTGGTCTCCGGATGGACACCTGGGCGACCTCCCTGCGCTGTTCGTGACGCATGACGGAAAAGCGAACTACCCGGTCCTGGCCCCGAGACTGAACTCATTAAAAGAGATTAAAGGGCGTTCTCTCATGCTTCATGCTGGCGGTGATAACCATCATGACCATCCGGAGCCCCTGGGCGGTGGTGGTGCGAGAATGGCCTGCGGCATCATTCAATAATCAGTCAGGTAAGGGGCGGGCCCCTTACCTTTATTCCTCAGGACGATAAATCCTTTCTCCCTGAAAAGAACGGCACATCCTCCCTCTCTGAGTTAATGTTTTTGTCGTGACATAAGAATAATTCCTTACACTCAATCTTCGTAACTCTCCCGCAGTTCCTGTCCGTGAGCACTGCGGGATTTTTTCGCTTTTATGCCTGCCGCCCGATAACCACCACCTTCCCGTCACCGCCTTCATCACGGGTACTGATGTCCTGGGATATACGGCGGGAGCCAACCAGCATTTCACCGTAAGGCACCGGCATCGGGTTCCCCTGGGCAATCATGTTATCCAGCGAGGAAAAGTACGTGTTCTGTCTGCCGTTATCCGTGCTTTTGTACTCCGGTACTTTAGCCTTCGGGGCCAGCATCTGAGCCACACCACCCAGAATCATGCTGGCCCCCAGAGAAAACAGCATCGTGGTGGCAGAAAAACCACCGGCTGCCAGGGCTGAACCCCATAACGCCATTGATGCCCCGGCCGTGAAGAACGACCCCACGATGGCTGCCGCCCCCAGCACAATCTGCAGTCCGCCCTTTCCGGCTCCGGCCAGTCGCGGCACAATATGGATGACCGCCCCCTCACCCAGAGGTTCGTGAAGACGGGCGTACACCGCCTCCGGTGCCGTGTCCTCACCGCGAATACGTATCTGGTACCAGCCTTCGTTCATCTGACGGCGGAATCCCGGCATCTGCATCGACAGGGCACGGATGGCTTCCGCTGCCGTGTTCACATACAGGCTGAGGCGGCGGCCAAATCGTTGTAAATCCCCGTGAAGGCAGATACGTGCCAGTGGCGGTGACGCCAGGCTGAATGCGTTCGTCGTTGCCATTTTTCGGAATACCTCTCCCGTTTACTCAGTTGTTCAGGCAGATGGTGAAGCAGCTCACCGTTGCCGCAGTATATGGCGGCATGATTGGCCACCGATGCGCCAAAGCAGCACAGCAGGATATCGCCAGGCTGTGCGGAAGGCAGGGAAATCCTGTAAAAACCAGTCGCCTCCATATTGTCCAGGTAAAGGTTCTGACCGTTGCGCCACCAGTCATCCTCACGCTCAAAATCCGGCATATCAATTCCCGCCAGATGGTAGGCATCCCGGAACAGCGTGTAACAGTCCGTCACCCCGTGCTCAAAGCGCCGTCCTGTCAGATGTGGCACACAGCGGAATTTATGAATTTCCCCCCGGCAGACCAGCCACCAGGACAGTGCACTTTTTATCTGCAGCCGCCGGTCGGCCTCGCTCAGCCAGGGCAGACCACCGGGATGACTGTGGACCAGTGCCACAATCTCCCCCTGCATCTCTGCCCGCAGCCAGCCTTCCGGTGCAATACGAAAATACGCCTCCGGCTCTGCAGAGATATTCACACAAGGGATATACCGCTCCCCCTCCGGCGTTCTCACCACGAAGCCGCACGACTCCGCAGGCACACACCGCCGGGCATGCGCCAGAATCGCTGATTCAGTCTGTGTCATAAACCGGGATTTACTGCGAAAGTTTATTAATGGAAAGGAAACCGCCAAAATTGCCGACATTCCTGCGCAGTTCACACCCGCGCATGCACTTGCTGCATCTGTCCTTACGGATATCCGTGGTGGGGTTGTCGAACTCATCCGCCACCGCAGGACCGTTATACCCGCATTCATCTCCCCGGTAATCCCACATACAGGTGTTCGCCAGCATGATGCGACCGGGAAACAGCGCCCCATCCGTCTCGGTCGGTGTAGCCAGCACAAACGAGGCCGTCATGGCTGTCAGCTGCGACATCTGCTCCACCACCCAGCGGTCACTCAGCTCCTGCTCCGGGTCCGCCTCCGGATTGCCCGCAACGAAATTCACCGCATCCAGAAAACGGGCATACACCCGGCGGCGGACCACCGTGGCCCCCACCAGACTCTGCAGGTCCTCCGCCATCCCGGTGACAAGGCCAAACAGATTGGACACCGTCAGCGACGGGCGGGCACTGCTGCCCCGGCCGTTCATCTCAAAGCCGCTGCCGTCAATCGGGTATGCCTCATACTTACGCCCCTGCCAGGTGACCGGCTCCCCTTTTTCATTCAGCTCATTACAGAAAAAATACCGCTCACCACCCTGTACCGTCAGGTCGATTTCCCAGAGTACCACCCGCGGTGACTGCTCTGACTTAACCGACTCGTTCAGACTTTCTTCGCGAATATCCTGCATCAGTTCACCACCTGCTCAATCGTACAACTGAAATCACTGTACCTGGCGTTATCTGTGACGCTCCACTCCCGGCACACCACCCTCACCGTCCGGTTATGTTTCGGCGGTCGCCACAAAAAGGCACGGTAACCACCATGCCAGGATAAAAATTCATCCAGCCAGCGCCGGGTTGGTTCATCCGTCACCCGGAACACCGCCTGAAACGTCTTCAGTCTGGCATTAAGTCCCGTCGGTCGGCGCTGTTCATAACCGTCACCAAACCGAACCCTCACCACCGACGGTTTCTCACTCACCTGCATCCCTTCACGCGGGACCAGATGCAGCGTTTTTATCTCAGCCACTCAGCATTCCTCCGTCACGTCGCATGGACAGCATCACCGCCTGCACCCGCTGGTCAATCAGCTGCACAAGACTGCCTGCCGCCTCCGCCCCTATCTGTCCGTTAGCCCCGTCATTCTGAATGGCGATGTGGTAGACCGGGGAATACACCAGACCGGCACTGCCGTTCATACTGCCCACCGCGCGTACGCCCAGCGAGCCATCCGCCGCCCGGGTCAGGGGCATAATGGCTTCAGGTCCGGCTTCCCCCATCAGCCCGGCCCCTTTTGCAAACGCAAAGTACGTGGGCGTGTCCACAATGCTGTTGCTGTACGCACTCAGGTTTGCCGAGGTATACACGCCGCCTTTTGCATTGGCCACCGCACCGCCCAGCCAGTCACCAATGCTGCCAATAAATCCTCCCGCACCGGACATACCGTTTGCCGCCGTCTTAATTCCGTTGACAATCGCGGCATTCATAAGAACTTTTGAGATTTCCTGCAGTACGGATGAGGCCCAGTTGCGCCATTCCACTTTGTTTCCGTTCAGCATCTCCGTGATGTTATTCACCATCCCTGAGATACCCTCCGTCGCAAGCTGTGCTGCCTGTGAAGCGTAATCGGATGCATTGTCCACCCAGTTACTGAGCCCCTCCTGCAAGCCTTTCTGCCAGTCCGCACGCTGCGCATCCGATTCGGCATAAAAGGCTGCCTGGTCCTTAAGGCGTTCGCTCAGATACTGCGCGTTCTGTGCCCGTGCCTGTCTGTAAAAATCCTCACTGATATCCCCGGTCTGATACTGAGACTGAAGGTCCGCATCCTTCTGGCGGAAGCTGTCGCGGATCTGCTGCAACTCCCGCATGCGTTCCCTGGCTCGTTCTCCCTGCCCGTATCCCAGCAGTTCGGCTTCATTTGATGCACGCGCAGCCACATTATCATTCTTCAGGGTCTCTTCCCGGGATCGCAACTGTTCCCGGATTTTTTGCTGGTCAATCAGGGCCGCGTTACGCAGCAGTTCCTGCTTCTGCATCTCCGTCAGGGTTTTCAGTTCGCCCTGCGCAGTCTGGTACTTCAGCTTCGCCAGCTCTGTATTCTGACCCGCCAGTGCCAGTTGCTCTTTCTGCTGCTTCAGTAGCCGGGAAAAACTGTCTTCCGCTTTTTCCGTCTCTGATTTTCTACCCCGGGATTTAGGTTTGTTCGCCTCGTTATTACGCCAGGCTTCCAGAGCATTACTGATATAACGCTGTCTCGCCTCCTGATACGAATCCCCCACAAAACCAAGGTCATCCGCCGCATACCCCAGCCGGGCACGCTCTTTTTCCTCCCCCTTCAGTCGGGACAGGGCCAGCTCACGTTCTGTTTTTGTCAGGGCGCTCTGCTGTTTATCATCCAGGGTGGCCTGCGGCAGCCGTAACGGTACATTCACCAGTCCCTGACGCTGCTGAAGCAGTTCATTCCCCAGCCCCAGCAGACGGTTGAATTCCGTATGCTGACCGTTCATAACCAGCATGGACTGGTACACCTTATTCTGCTCTGCCGCCTGCTGACGAATTAACGCCACACGACGGTCTTCCAGCCCGGCAAGCACATCCTGAATGGACTGCACTTTTTCCTGCATCTGTGCCAGACGGGACTGCTCAACGGCAAGCTGCTCTGTTGCCTGAGAAAGCCCTTCCGTCACGGTCTTCACCGATGTCAGATGGTTTATCATGAATCCGTCACCGGTTGTCCAGCCAGGGTTAGCCAGAACATACTGATATCCAGCGATTTTTTCCTGCAGGGATTTCACCCGGCTGGCCTGTTCATCAATCAGCCGGTTCTGCTCTGCCAGCGCCGCCCGTGTTCGTCCTTCATTATCTGAGGCTTCAGGCAGAGACATTGACGGCGTTTTATGCGCGATTTCATCTATCGTCAGTGCATACTGGCGCGCTGACTCCCTGGCCTGCTCCTGATTCTGGTACAGCGTATACCATGCTGCTGCCCCCAGCATCACCAGTCCGGGTACGCCACCAACCAGTCCCAACGCACCAGTCATCAGACGTGAGCCCACCGCCGTTGTACTGTTCAGCTCATTCTGGGCTGCGGTTCTGGCAGCAATATTTCTGTTCAGGCGTTCCTGTGTGGCCGCCAGACGGGCTTCTGCAGCAATCTGCATCTCCGTCCCGCGGGCTGCCGCCACAGCCTGCTGTGCACGGTACACGGCTGCCCTTGCCCGCGCCGTGGCAATCTGCGTTCCCCTGAACTGTGCTTCCGCCAGTGCAACTTCATTACGTGCAGCCGTCACAAGTCCTGCCGTGGCAGACATCGCTCCGGAGGCCATATTGCCAAAGTACCGGGCACCCCCGACGGCAACCAGTGCCCCCACGGCTGTTGCCACATTATCAATCTGTCCGGCAACACCGTTCAGCACGCCGGAGAGCGTTTTCGTCACCCCGCTGGCCTCATTCGCACCGCCCACCCAGGCCATAAAGGCGTTTTCCACCTTCGTGATACTACTGGAAACCGTTTCCGGCATGGCGGCATATTCATCACGCAATACCCCCAGCTGGCTGATTAACGCAGGAACGACTTTATCCGCCGTCAGTTTGCCGTCGTCCGCCATCGCCTTAAGGTCTTTACGGGCCACGCCCATACCCGCAGCCAGTGCACGTACGATCCGGTCTCCGCTTTCATTGACCGAATTAAATTCCTCACCGCGTAACACACCCTGTGCCAGCGCCTGGCTGAACTGGGTGATCACCGAGCCCGCCTCTGCCGTACTGGCACCGGAGATTTTCAGCCCCGTGGAAATGGCCTCCGTCACCTTCAGCACATCATCAGCACTGTAACCATATTCACGCATTGAGGCTGCCGAGCGGGCAAACAGGGCCGCATTATCTGAAAATGCCGTGCCCGTCCGCTGGCTGATATCCATCAGCACTTTCTGTGATGACGAAAATTCATCGGATGACTGCGACGCCTGTTTCAGTCGGGCATTCACGGAACTCCATTCATCGGCCAGAGAAATCAGGTGTCCGGTGGCAAAGGCACCTGCAAATGCCCCCGCCGTTCCGGCAGCTGAAGCGCGGATTTCCGTCAACTGGCTGTTCAGCTCAGCCAGGGCGCGTCGCTGCTCCCGGGCGACTGCGGCAGCCTGACGCCCGCCATTCTGCAGGGTCCGGTAATATTCACTGCCCATGCGGGAAGCCCGCTGGATCTCCGACTGGAATGACTGCGAATTTGCCGAAATTTTGATAATCAGTTCACGTAACGTCGCCATTCACCTTTCTCCGGGCGTAAAAAAACCGCCTCAGCGGTTCTCATCATTCATGACTGTGCTGCGAAGCTCAGCGCGTCTTCCAGCGCCGCAAACGGATCCACCTCCGGCTTATCCTCATCCTCGCCCCAGCAGAGCATGGCGTCCTTCAGTGCAACATTCATCCCCTGTGCCCCAAAAACCGCTTTCACGATCTGTGCATTACGGATATCCCCGCGCTCATCACCCAGCGGGGATACCCTGTCGAACTCCATCCACATCATCGCCTCGCTCACACTCAGGCTGTGCCGCAGTTCGGATAAGGTGCGCCCCAGACGGAGCGCAAGTCGCATCAGAAAGCGAATTTCCGGGCGGGCTACTTTTTTCTGGCCGACTCTGCATCAGCGATCAGTTCCAGTGCCTGACGCAGCAACCGGGCATGTACCGGACCATAGACGGCCAGCACCTGCTCACGGTCGTCCGGAGCGAACACCCGCTGCAGATCCGTATCACACAGGACATCGCAGAACAGCGTCACATCCGCTTCCAGGTTACGGCGGGTTTTCGCCACCACCGACAGGGTATCGTCATCCTCTCCATCACCATTGAGCACTTCCTGCCACAGATACCAGGCCTCTGCCGAAGGCTCCCGCAGCACCACGCTGACATTTCTCCATTCCGGCACCTTCACCGTTTTATGACGGAACCCCGACAGTCTGGCCAGCGCCAGTGTTTTCAGATCTTTTGCCATAAGCCTTATCCGCCCGCACCATTAACCGTTACTGTACACGCATCAGAGGTAATGCTCTGCGGCTGTTCTGCAGAATCCGTTACCTCGCAGGTATAAGCCCCCTTATCACCTGACTGCGTATTGGCTTTACTGAAAGTGTCAGTAGTCTGTCCCTCTACCGGCTGACCATCCTTCTTCCAGGCGTGTTTATAAGGCGGCGTTCCCCCGTTGACACTGACTGACATTGTCAGCAGCGCACCGGTATTCACGGTAAGTGTCTTCTCCAGATTTTTCACAAACGCCAGCGGTACCACATAGGACACCGGTTTACCCTTCAGGCGAAGTGAAAACGTTGCAGCCACCACGCCGTTGGTACCGGATGACCAGGTGTGCTGACGCACTTCCGCCAGGAACTTAAAGCCCTTACCGGACGGAAACTGCACCTTAAACGCATACACCGTGTCATTGTCATAGGCATCACGCAGGGCGTTCTGGGCCTGATTCAGATAAAAATTACCCGACATGGAAATCTCGGACGACGCCCCCAGACCGTTGATGTTCTCCTGCTCTGTGGAGCAGAGCGTGGTCACATCAATATCCTGTTTCTGACCGGCGGTGAACTGGACTTCCTTGATGGTGCAGTCCAGGCGCAGATATTCCGCCTTATCCATAGTTTCAGCAGTCGCCGGGGCAGATGAAATCATCACCTGCGTCAGCTGTGAGCGTTCATACAAAGCAGACATTCTGCCTCCTGATAATAAAAAACCCGCACGCGGCGGGGTATGGGTTTTGTAGAAAAAAAGAAAAAGTCACACCGTGACCTGAAACTCCAGGGTTGCACGGTAACAGCGGTTTTCCGGAATATAGTCCTGCATTTCACTGACGGATCCCGGGGCCAGCAGCATTATGGCTTCACGGGCGTCCTGACGTATCTGACGCGCCTGCGTCACAGTCCCGGCATAAACGTCTATCTGCACCGACACTGAGGACTCCGCCTGCCCGCCCATCACGTCCGCAGACACCGATGAAATCAGGCTGAAAACCACCCACGGAAGCGCCACCGACGGCCTGCCATCCAGCAGGGGGACCACATACGGGTACACCTGCCCGCCGGCAAGATGCGCCAGATGAGGATACAAATCCGCCTCCGTCATCGTCTCAGTACCTCATCAATGGCCCGGTTCATCCGAGCAATCGCCACTTGCGCTGCCTGTTCACTGCGCACATCAAACGCCGGACGCACAAACGGGTGCGGTGGCATATTCACGGTCCCCATTTCCACAAACCGCCAGTAGAAAGCGTTGCGCGGGTTATCCGCCTTCATGGTGTTATCGCTGTTACCGGTGTCCGGATTAACACCCCGGATATGCACACCGGATTCCATCCCGCCATCGCGGGAGCGCCGGGAAAGGACCACCACATTGCGGCGCAGTTTTCCCCTGCGTACCGGTGCCCGTGACACCACTTCTTCTTTCAGCACATTCGCACCCGCACGGGTTGCCTCACGCAGCACCCGGTTATTTTCTGCACCACTGAGAAGCTGCAAATCGCGGCTGATGTCCTCCAGCCCCGAAAAATCCAGCAGGGTTTCGATCATTTTTCCCCTCCCAGCCGACAGAGAATTTCCAGACGCCCGCCGGTCGCATCCGGCACGGGCAGCCCGACAACGTTCAGGATCCGGTCACGCCATGGACCACTCAGCACATGAAGTCGTGACGCTGCCGTGATTTCCCGGCCGGACTGACCGCGCACCCAGATGCGGATTTCCGCCTGCGCCATTTCCGCACCGGCCTGCATCCGCTCCCGGCTGCTCCTGCCACGGATATCCGCATGAATTTTCCCGCATGACACCCATTCTTCCGTCATTTCTCCGGCAGCATTACGGGTTAACACCGGGTTCAGAACACTTATCATCTGTGTCAGACGACCTGCAGATATTGCCATTCCTCCCTCCTCATAACACCGTCGGACAACGCAAATCGTAAATCAGCACGGACACAGAAAACGGCAGTTCCCCCTGCACGAGGTCTTCCCGCTCAGCAAGATCCGGATTCCGGTACAGCATCCCGGTCAGTCGCATGGCAGCCCCCTTCATCCGGGTTAATGCCTCGCCCGGGATCAGCTCACCGTCCTCACGAATCACTTTATCCCGGCTGCCCTGAATGTAGGCCAGCAGCACGGCGGTAGCCTGACGAACCTTGTCCATCAGCATGTCATCATCCGCGTCATGGTCAACACGCAGATGTGCCTTGATCTCTTCCAGTGTCAGTAATGCCGTCATTTTCCGCCTCCTGCATCCCGTCCACGTTTTGCAGCCAGGGTCCAGCCTGATGAATGAGCTTCTCCGGGTTTATCACCGGTCATACTGTTGCAGTGCCACAGCGAGCCCCCCCACGTCACCGTATCGCCGGGGTGGTAGGTTTCACCGGCTCTGAACACACCGCGGTAGAGCATCACCGGCAGGGAAAATGTTTTTTCCGTACACTGGCCACTGCTCTGCCGGATCACCACAGAGAACAACCGCTCATCCGTCATGCTGACGTCGATATCCGCCACCCCGTCAACCAGGCATTCCCATCCCCGCATCCCGTGCGTTTTTTCATACGCCCGCCAGAGTCCACCCAGGTGTGTGGCATACGTGCCCCGGGGAAAGGATTTTTGATCGTCAATAGCGGGGAGCACTTCCAGTGCCGTGGCATCACGCCCGTCCTGCGGAGCCGGAAGGGCATTCACCGCCTCCAGAACCGCCTGCTTCAGTACTTCCGGATCGTAATCACGACCATCACGCGGAGCAGGGATATGGCTTACGGCCTCTTTCACCATCTGCTCAAGCATCGGACGCACATCATCGGGGGTGATACTTTTGCCGTCCGCCGGTACCGGAATATTCGCAACCGCATCATTCACCGCCTGCTTCAGTACTTCCGGATCATAATCACGACCGTCACGCGGAGCAGGGATATGGCTTACAGCCTCTTTCACCATCTGCTCAAGCATCGGACGCACATCATCGGGGGTGATACTTTTGCCGTCCGCCGGTACCGGAATATTCGCAACCGCATCATTCACCGCCTGCTTCAGTACTTCCGGATCATAATCACGACCGTCACGCGGAGCAGGGATATGGCTTACAGCCTCTTTCACCATCTGCTCAAGCATCGGACGCACATCATCGGGGGTGATACTTTTGCCGTCCGCCGGTACCGGAATATTCGCAACCGCATCATTCACCGCCTGCTGCAGTACATCCGGATCATAATCACGACCATCACGCGGTACCGGAATGGTCCCCACAGCGTCATCCACCATCGCCTGCAGAACCGGATGTACCTCATCCACCGTCACATGCTTCTGTAATACCGCCGACAGGGAAGCCAGTTTCTCTTCAAACGCTTGTGCCTGCGCGGCCATCTTCCCCTCAAATGTGCGCTGTAAATCCGCCAGCACCGTGGAGAATTCTTCGCCCAGTGCACGAATAATGGACAGTTCCCGTTCCGTCATTTTCTCAGTATCCCCCTGAACATCGCTTTCACTGCATCATGCTCTGTTTCACTGATTGCCTTATTACCGTCAGATGCGCCGTCAGGCAGTTGTGCTGAAACTGTTTTCCCGGCCGACGCGAACGGGTCCTCACGGGCATCACGACGGGACAGCGCCTCCAGACTGTAGTTCTGCTGCTGAAGATACAGTGCATCACCGCCGGCAAGGGGCGGCAGGTTCTCACGTTTACGGGCCTCATTGGGCGTGAGAAGCGTATTTTTCACCGATTCACCCAGTGTTTTCATGCGCCGTTCGCTGTCCATTCTCAGCAGCGTGGTGACGTCAAACTCCGTGCTCTCGTTTTCCCCCGTTTCCAGCGCCTCATCCAGTAACAGCTCAATGGACTCAATCAGCGTCTGCAGACACTGGGAATAATACTGCTGCTCCAGCGCCTCCACGTTGTCACTGGAAGGCGGGTGGCCAACGCCAATCTTGTAGGCCGGGACACGGAACACCGAACAGACAATTTCAGCCGTCATTTTCAGTTGTTCCACCGTCTGCGCATCCACCGGTGAAAACGTCGTGGGGCTGTATTTTGCCCCGTTGCTCAGTATGGCCGTCTTCCCGGCATTTTCGCCCGTATATCCGCTGTCCCAGTTCCCCTTCAGTTTTTTCGCGTTTTCTTCCGTAATACTGCCGGGGACCTCAATCACGCCTGATGGTCGCCCGCCATTTCTGAAAAAATACGTCGAATTTGCCTGAATATGATGCCCCTGCATGGCGGCCAGTCCTGCGGCATACACCGGCGGCAGCCCCACAAGCGGATGAAAAAAACAGTTAAAACGGTCGTGGATCACCTCCCGGGCAGGCACCGTCACCGACTCTGTGATCCCACAGTTCCGGTCCGGCGTGATGCGGTAGAACACGTCGCCGTCATCCGCCACCAGAGGTTCAACCCGGTTCCAGTCCAGAATACGCAGTTCTTTGATCTGCCCCCGGGGGTTGCGGATTTTCAGCACCACCGTATTGCCGTGACGCAATTTGGAATTCAGCCACAGTTCAAAAAACTGGATGCGATTCTGCTGCGCATTAGGACGACGACAGAGACGGGCAGTATCTCCCTGCCGCTTTTCCCGGCGTATTCCCTGTACATCAGTCTGCATCAGGCGAAGCCGCATTTTGGCAATATCCTGGGATATCAGCGAAATGCATGAAAACACCGCGTGAAAGGACAAAACGGTTTCCGGATCGGCTTTCACACCCTGCTGCCAGGCACCGGCAAAAGGCTCAGCCACCGCCTGAAACAGGGACCGCCAGCCCACTTCTCTTACGTCACGTCCTGATTTCTGGTTTTTTCGGGTTCGCCGCAAAAGGTTCCACATTCGCCATGCTCCGCATCACGTTTCTTTTTCTGACCTGCCGGACGTCGCGCTGTGATGTACTCCGCCTTCCCCAGGCGAACCAGCACCTCCGCACACGGCTGTGCCACATCACGGATATCCCCGGCCCGGGCATCATGCGTGCCCTGCAGATATCGGATCTTTGCCATAACCTGTTACGGGAAGCTCGCGCCTCCCGCCCTCCTCATCAGACTCAGCCACCGGACGCAGTTCCGTAGTTCACACCGGTGATCACCGCCACTGCCGCGGTACGGCGACGACGCCAGTTGATCCAGCGCTCCGCACGGATGGCCACGCTGCCGGTCTGAAACATGGAGACCAGTTCCACCGGTGACGGTGTGCTGCTGTCGCTGGTCGGTTCAGACTGCATCTCCAGTGACGCTTCACGGGACATATCCACCGCCACACCGCCGTCATCAGCCAGATAAATATCCGGTGCATTCACCAGTACCAGCTGGTCACCCACATACTGGGAGACAATCACCGGCAGCCCCTGGAAGGTCCCGCCCAGCAAGGTCATGTCCGGATATTCCTTCTGCCCCAGCGCATTTTTACGCATGGACAGCGCCAGGGCATTCGTGCTGGACATCAGCCAGACCGCACCGGTGGGCTGCAGATTTGCCGTCACAAACTGGCCAAACGCGGCCTCGGCATCCGCATCCGGGTTACCGGTTGATGCCGTGCCCTTCACATCATGGGTGATGGACGCCGGGGAGACATCCGCCACCGCCGCTTTTTTCGGGTCCACAAAGTCTGTGTCCAGACGCGCCACCACCGCTTCCGCCAGCGCATTACGGACCAGTGCATCAGCAGCCGGACTGGAAAAACGGATCAATTCTTCCGTCAGTACCGCAATGGCCGACACTTTCGCATGACTGAAGGTGATGGATTCAAAATCAAACTTCGTCAGGGGTCTGGCCTTACCCTCACCCACCCAGCCGGCAGCACCACCGGACACCTGGGCATGCACGCGGATATTGAACGGCACCTGACGAAGTGCAGGGATCCCGCCCTGACCAAATCGCCCGATAATGGTCTGCGGACGCAGGTAATCAATAAAGTCCTGCGCATATTCCTGGTATTCAGACAGGCTGCCTGCCCACTGCGGGTCCGTGGTGGTCCCTGCCCCCACCGCCGATTTCAGGACATGATGCAGACGGCTGTCATCCGGATACTGACGACGGGCCACTTCCAGGGCTTCAGAGCGGACACCTTTAGCCGCGGCCAGTGATTTGGCAAAGCGGGCGAAACCAATCCCCTTCTCCAGTTTCTGCTCAACACGGATCACCGGCGCTGAAGCCACCGTGGCCACATTCCCGTTACCGGCCTGTTTCACCGGCTGTGCCGTGGCGGCCTTACTGGTTTCCAGTTCACGCAGACGCTTCAGGTGCGCATCCACCTGACGGATTTCCGCTGCGGTGTTGTCGTAGTGCTCTTCCTCTTCCACATCCAGTGTGCGGCCTTCCTCTGCGGCTTTGTTCATGATCTCCTCAAGGGAGGCTGCCAGCGCCGCACGCTTGTTTTCAAAACTTTTAATCTGTTCACCAGTATTCATTGCTGACTTTTCCTTATGAAAAGAGGTTATTGACTGTGCCGAAGCGCCGGCAGAAGATGCGATTTTCACCACCGGTTTCCGGTTGCCGGACGCGGCAGAAAACGGGCGGTCGAAATATTTAATGGTCCGGATGGTGCATTCCGCATTCGCGGGCACGGTGACGGCAGACACCTCCATCAGCTCCCAGCGCAGAAAATGCAGTCCGCCTCCGTCCAGATAAGTGTATTCATGGGGCCGGAAGCCCACAGAAAGCCCCCTGACCAGCCCGGTCTTAATGGCAGCCCAGGCCTCATCCAGCCGGGCTGCCATCTGGGAGGGCATCCCCGGCTCCGGCTTCACCAGCATTGCCGTGATTTCCAGCCCTTCCCTGACCCGACGCACCGTACACTGGCCTACAGGGCGGGAATGGTCATGCTGCCAGAGAAACGGGATCGTACTGCCAAACTCCGCCCCCTCCGGCTCCAGGATGTCACCATCCCGATCCGGAGAAGGCGTTGACGCAATCCCGGTGATCACCCGTTCATCCTCACTGAAGGATTTCACCGTCAGCAGGGAACAGGCCCGTTTAAGAGTCACATCAGCCTCCTGAAAATAAAAAAACCGCCGCAGCGGTTCATGATGGTTACAGGGTGAGCAGGGTTATATGAAAAAAACCTCATACGCTTTCTTTTTCGGTTCCGGATTCAGGGACATCAGGGACACCGCATTGAAGAGCGCCATCAGCGGGTCAATTTTTCCCCGTCCGCTGGCCTGTTTGGTGATAAGAATGGCGTTACCTTTAGGCTCCACCCGGGCATTACCGACACACCAGGCCATCAGGGGCTGATCACCGTGAATCAGCACCCCTTCAGCCAGTTTGCGCTCGGTGGTTTTGATGGCCCCGCCCAGCTTCCAGCCCTGGCTTATCCCCACCACACTCTCATCGGGGATCCCGGCTTCCGCCAGTGAATCCAGAATCTGCCCCACACCTGACGGGTCAATACCGATATGATCCAGTAACTCAGCCTCATGAATACGACGCACATACTCCGCCACTTCCGCCGTGTCATCCCCGACCCGACGGACAATCGTCATGTCTCCACAGGCCACAAAATCCTGAAACCGGGATGCCTCACTCTTCCGTCTGACCACCGCGGTTTCATGCACCCAGGCATGGCCCCAGCCCAGCCATTCGCGGGTTTCCCTGTCACGGCCAGTCACGTACATTCCCAGCAGATCATCCAGGCCCCCGCCGTCAATCCCCACCGTCACCACATCAGCGCGCTGCAGGATATCGTCCAGGCTGACGCGCCTGCCCTGCTGCTCCCAGAAATCCGCGCCCGCCCAGCGGTCAGAACGCAGGGCAAGACCGATTTCCACATTGGCGTGTTTTGACATGAAGCCACGAAATGCTTCCTCACCAGCCTCCCGGGCTTTACGGTACTCCCGGTACAGAAAGGCCTCATCCACCGAATAACCGAGATTCGGGTTAACCATGGCGAGGTTTTCCATCAGCAGGTGAGCCCCGCTTTCCACCATTTCAGGAGGATGCTCAAAAATCACCGGCAGAAAGTGCGGATCATGAATTTTGCCGTCACGGACATCCCGGGCATACTGCAGTTTCTGTCTGAACACCCCGGCGGGCGGTTCATTCGACTGGGTGGTCGTATACACCACAAACCCTTCCGGACGGGAGGCAAGCCCGCCGATGGCTTCACGTAGCATGTCTTCCGCCTTGTACTGCTTGCCAAACAGCCACAGTTCATCAATCAGTGTCCCCACGGACTTGATACCGGACACCGTATTCGGATCGGCTGCCACCACCTTCAGGGTGGTGTCCGTCACCCGATGGGTGATGGTCCGGATATGGGTCTGCACCTGACAGAGGTCATCCAGATCATCGTCCCGTCGTACCATATCCCTGGCAGGGTTGAAGGCGTTAGCCGCCACCTCCACGGTCGGGGCCAGAATGGTGTAGCCCGCCGCCTGCCGCCAGTTCAGTAACAGCGCCGTCATCATGATCCCCGCAGCCAGCGTGGACTTCGAGTTTTTCTTGGGGATAAGGATAAACACTTCCTTGATATGGCGAACACCGGTCTGCGCATCGTAGGAGCCAAACAGGGCCGCCACCAGGTCAAACACCCACGGTGCACAGGACTCCCCGAATGTCGGGCTACCAGGTGCATCCACAATTCGCAGTTGTTTAAAAATCGCCAGTGCATGTGCAGCCTGGTCCGGATAAATCGGAGCCGGAATAATCGACAGCCCCTTTTTCAGGCGCTCTGCCCAGTCCGGGCAGGCCGTGCTCCACACAGGTATCATCCGTTGCCCTCATTATCATTATTCACCACCAGGCGGGGTGGTGGTGGCACCGCAAAACGGTTAGCCGCTTTTTTCGCCGCGTCACCTTTTGCCGATTTTTTACCGGCATCCCCTTTTTTATGGTGCGTGAACTGCGCCAGCTTATAAGCCGCATCCAGCGCCAGCCTGGGGTCGGTATTAATGTTCTCCACCAGAAGACGCCCCATCGCTTTCACCGGATCGGGAAGACCATCCTCCATATATTCAATACCAGGAGACATCACCGCGGACGGTGGCATCTCCGGATTGTTTTCGTCCGGCTGTGGTATTGCAGCCGCCTCACGGCGACGGGGTTTATCCTCCTGCTCTGATTTTTTCTGCCGGTAAACAGGAACCTCATCCACCTCCACCGTCTCGCATTGTTTACGGGCTATAAACGCAAGCACCTCCGGATCTTTTGCCAGCTGCGAGCCTTTAACCCTGGCGGTCTTCGCCGAATAACCGGCGGCAATGGCTGACGCTGTTTTGTTTTTCCCGGACATGAGCGCCAGCGCAAATTTTCGTTTTTGCGTTGTCAGCACAGCCTCCTCCCGGGTCCAGAACGCACTCAGCCGGGTATGGTTCAGCCCATTTTTCCCGGCGTCTCATGCCGCAAATGTTAACTGCTGCCTGGTTAACATTTGCTGAAAAAGCCAGTTAACATTTTTTCCGCACAACAAACTGAATAATAAAGATAAAAACCGCAAAAATGCCCGGACAGCCAGTTAACATGTTAACTGCCCTGAAACGGGAATTTTTTCTCTGCGTGAGAGGGGGGGCGGTGTCCAAAGCGATCTTTTTTTACGCCGGATGATACCCCCCCCGGGTCGGGTTACAGTCCGGTGATGTCGTCCGCTCTGCCACTACCTCCGGACACCTCCGGCAGCGTCGGGTCTGGCATACCACTCGCCGCTTCACGAGCAGACTTTTGTCGATGGCATTCGGTACAGAGCGTCCAGAGATTCGTCTCCTCATTACCACCACCGAACTGAAGTGCAATGCGGTGCTCAAGTTCACTGTCACAAAGGTCAACCACACGCCCACAGAGACAGCACTGTCCGGCATCCCTCAGCCAGATACGACGCTTGAGGGAAACCCGGGCACTACCACTGACCCGACGCTGTTCACCCTTCAGGACATTCACCCGCCGGGTGTTCAGAGTTTTGATTCTGCCCGGTAACGTACGAAGCACAGCCATGTAAAATCCTCTCCATATAGCTTGTCACCAGAGGAAAGAAAATGTCATCGAAAAACCGGACCCGCAGAACCACAATCCGCAATATCCGTTTCCCCAATCACATGATTGAACAGCTCAATATCGCCCTTGAACATAAAGGTTCCGGTAACTTTTCAGCGTGGGTTATTGAAGCCTGCAGAAGAAGGCTGTCAACAGAGCGTTCGGGTATGAATTACATAATTAAGTAACATGGTGTTCACAGAACACACAGTTACCGGACACATCAGTTTTCCATTCGTCCCCCGGCAGTACAGGCTTCCCGTCTGACGGGATAGCCTGAAAAAACACAGAAAATTATTTGTTATAATTAATATAACTTACTCAAAAAAAAGCGACGAGAAAATCAGCATCAACGAGCAATAAGCGCCAATACGTGATAACAAATGGCAGCCATATTTATCTGCAGTATAAGCAATGGACAGGATAACCACACCAGAAACCGTCAGCATAAAATCCATTTGAACTTCCCCGGACAAAATCGACTCATCTAAAGATTTACAGCTCTTTTTATTATCAATATGTTAAAAGTAAAATAAACAGATGTTCAATAATACGAATACAAAAACGTGCTGAAAATCAATGAATCCATTTCTGTGTTATCAATTAATAGTGATAAACATCCGGCTTCTTCCACCATCGCACCGGACCAGCGACCATGAGGGGACAACGCCGCGCTCCGTTAACGCGGTAAACCCCGGTGTGTATCGTTTTTGATTATCCCCGCACACTCGCGCAGAGGATTCTCCCGGTCGGGCTGCGGTCTCTGTTAATGCAGGAATACGGCGACAATACCGCGCATGAATAATAAGGTCGCTCAACACACTGGCTGTAATGCAGCGGATACCATGCGGCATTTAGCGGCATTCATCGTACACTCAACGGTTAGCTCTTCATTCGTGGCATTCACCTGAAAGGTCCGGGAGTGTAATTGCGTACATTTACCACTGAACGAACCTTCAACAAGAACACGACCACGCTGCAAAATACGGAACGGAATTGTTCCCTGAAAAGGCTTTACGGTTACCAATAATTTCTTCATGCATTCTCCGAATAACAAAAATACTAGTTAATACACTGAGTGCGGATATATTCCTGAAGCATTCTCAATGCTGCCTGGTCGCTGATGATTCCGTCTCTGATACCGAGAACGTTTCGTCCAGCAACCGGAGAGAGTTCGACGGCGGCATCATTGCCCACGCCGGAGGTGCCGGTGGCTTCACGCACGGTACCGGGGCAGGTGGCGTTGATCCGCAGGCGCTTACGACCAGCGGCAACATCAGCACGCAGAGTTTCATTTTCAGCTCTCGCATCGGCTAATTCCCTCGAGTATTTTGCATCGAGCGCAGCAACATCGCGCTGGCGCACCTGCATATCAGTAATGGTTGCGTTTGCCAGATCCAGCTCACTGGCTTTTTTATCGCGCTGCGCTTTGTAGGTGATGGCGTTATCGCGGTAATGATTCAGCCCCAGACTAAGCGCACCACAGACCACCAGCAGAATAACGGTAAACGCGGAAAGCATTCGGTTTATGCTCACCCCAGCAGCCCCGACGAAGACAACATCATCCAGCCCATGGAAAGAAAAAGAGCAACCAGCATTAGTGAAAATGAAATGCCGACGATTACACAGAGGATCTTCGCCAGCATTATGAGTTTGTCTGACATAGCTACCCCTTAATTGCCACAATTCACTGGGATACTACCCATAAAAAAGGGATGCTCCAGACCAGCAAAAATTTCCAGTTTGGTAATTGACTAATCATGAGTCGCAACTCCCTAATCAGTTTGCTAAAATCAATCAAGGCAGCCTCCCATAGCTTACTGCCATAAACATAAAACCCCGTTTGCAACCAACAAACGGGGTTTTTACTTTTATTCACTTGGGTTTTGCCAGTTCGCAGGATTTCGTGTTATCTGCCCGCGTTGGCCAACGTCATTTTTAAGCAAAATATTCTGCTTATCTGTCGATACCCCAGCACGCCAGCGCACTTTCCTGATCTCGCCGGGATACCTGACCGTAGCAATTATTTGAGCGGATACGGCAGTCTCTGCCACCGTCCTTAATCCACCAGCGAATCGCTTCGCAGGCACCTTTTCGATCACCTGCATTAATTCGTTTATAAAACGTCGACGGGAAACACTTACCGGGGCCAATGTTATACGGACAGAATGACGCGATCCCCGCTTTCTGGGGTTCGGTCAGCGGCACTTTGATGTTTTTCTCCACCCATGCCAGCGCCTTGTCACGTTCGATGGCATTAACCCGGTCGCATTTTTCCTTTGACAGCTTCATGCCAGGAATAACAGGCTTACCATCCACCAGAATGGCACCACGGCAGATGGTCCAGATCCCCGCACCATCACGGTATGCCGTGGTGTGGTTACCTTCCTTTTCATCCAGAAACTGGTCGAGGATTTCAGGCGCAGAAGCACCTGCACCAATCAGCGCCAGAACGGCAGCCGACAGGCCGTATTTTATTTTTTCGTTCATGGGGATTTATCGATTTCTAATCCCTTGATATGTTAGGTATATAATCCAACACTCATGGTCGCTCTCATAAACATATCCCTTGAGACGCAGCAGATTACAACAAATGAAGCCATATAAATGAACAGTAAAGAAAGTTTGCGCAGAAGATTTTTACAACTAATGACAGAAAACGTTAAATCAGAGTTACTTCTTCTGATGGCAGATAATAACGAAGCAACAAGCAGCATTCTTGCAGACCCTTACGGTAAGATCTCACATAAAACGCTGGATATTATTACCACAACATTAACACCGCTGATGCTTCAACGGCTGAAACATAATATCAACGCATGGGTTAATGAAGAATTAAGTCCTCCCTGCTTATGGGATTCTCGTTACGCATGTCAGCAAAAAATGCGAATTTTCAACTTACTATCACCAAAGCTCAGGTAGCCATAAAATCCTGCCCTTCATGGCATACAGGATTTCAATGGAATCACAATGACCAACTCTTGCACAGCTGTATCCCTGACTCCCCGACAACTCAGATTTTCAGTATCTGCTGCTATCTAAAGAGAAAGCGCACAAATGCAAGGGTCTTTCATCACGTCCTGTTATTGATTGCCTGTGACCTTTTCTCACCTCATGGAACGTTTTTTCAGTTAGAAATATTCATTTTACAACCAGTTCGTATTGTTTATTCATCGACTACTCTCCCCGCGCCACCTTACGCTTATCTTCTTTAATCTTGAAATAAAGGTTAGTCAGATACGTCAGCAGGCCAAACAGCAGACTCCCCAGCACACCTATTGCCACCCACTGGGACGGAGAGACTTTGTCCAGCAGTTGCAGTAACCAGTATCCCGTCCCTACCGCTGACGTGGTGTATGACACACCTGTTGTGATTTTTTCCATCTGATGTATGTCTCCGTCACCGCCGACAGAAAATGAAAGTAAAGGAAAACAAAAAGCCGCCAGTGTCACCCACTGACGGCCAACTCCGGGAGCCGTGATTATGGCATTCAGGCTCTGCTAAAAATGCCAGATAACATTCCGCCCCCCCTGGTTCAGGTTATAAATGACACAATATCTTGACAACATCCGTCACTGTCTGTCAGAAAATGTACTGCCAAATATAAGTATCATGTGAAGTACATCTACCCGTTTTAGCCAGCGTCCTTCAGAGTGGGCGCTGGCTTTTTTTATTATGCTGCCGGTGCATTTATCTCCAGCACCAGACTTTCTATCTCAACGCCATACGCTGCATTTTTTGTAACATCCGTCAGCGTCAGCGCATTCAGTCCCAGTGTCAGACTGTCTTTTATAACCTGGAATGCCGGGCCAGCCACTCCATTCAGTTTCGGAGTAACCGTGGCACTGCCGGCGGTGAACACCAGCTCCAGCGTCTGCCAGTCGTTACCGTAATCGCCGAACTCCCCCAGCTTCGTGTTTCCGGCTTTCCTGTGATGCATCAGATTCACTCTGCCGTCAGTGGTCTGAGTGAAGTACGACATCAGGAACGGATTACCGGTACCCGTCATCGCCACACCATCAGGAACGGGAGCATCCGTATACAGATAAATCCCCAGCCCGAACTGATTGTTGGTCAGTGCGCCTGACAGGCGGAACTTACAGGTCAGTCTGCCGCCCTGTGTCAGCAGGGTAATTGCGTCATCCACCGGATGCGTCAGGGACCAGGTTTTATTGCTCTGCTTGGCGATCTTAAATACACCACCCGACAACTGAATTCCGCCATCCTTAATGCTCCAGCCCTGCGCAGCAGCCTCTCCGGCTGCCGGCAGCAGGGAGATTGTGCGAACGGACGTATCTGCAGACGGACCCGATGGCGTGTTGCCGCCGGGCGAGGGTTTGATTTCCGGTGCCTTACCACTGATGAAGGCGGAGGTGCGCCCGGCTGCGTTCAGAATAGCGGTTGCCAGACGATCCGGAATAATGCTCCTGCGCGCCCATGAACTGAAATGTGTCGGGCGGTTTGATGATACCTGGTTTCCATTCGTTCTCGATGCCGCACCGTAATATCCTGATGCCGGAATATCCGGATCTTCTGCCGGCGCGTTAGTGGCGGTATTGACACCGTTACCGTCTGTCATGAAGGGCACAAAATAAACGCCCTCACTCTCCCTGTTTTTATACCCGCCGTACACGGTGTCGTACTGGGTAGCGTATGTATTTTTCCAGTAATACGTCGTGTCACCACAAATCCACGGCACATCTGCAGCACTGCCACCATGGCACTGCGCGTTAAACACGGAGAGGTCAGCACGAAACTGTGTCAGCATGGCTGTAAACAGCGCAGGTTGCTGTGCGTGGGTGGCGGCGCTCATGTCAAACTCTCCCTGCATCCAGCACACCGCCAGCAACACATTTTTCGGGTTCTTCTGTAATGCAGCTTTAGTGCGCGCAATCAGGTCCTGATATAACGGTTTACCCACACCCCAGCGTGCCGAATCCTGGCTGGCCCCCGTGTCCGCACTGAATGTCCCCTCCGCGCCCTGGGTGAATGCCGAACCACCACGACAGCATGGTACCAGCAGGATCCCCGCGTTATTCGGGATATACGGAAGCAGTTTTTTGGCAATATGTAAGCCCTGGCCGACACAGCCGTACTGCCCTTTGCTCAGGTCTGCCTTCGGATGATTCAGCGTACTCATATCCTGCACATCATGCAGGCAGTGGTCGGCCGGAATAATATCGTTATATCTGCAGGCAGCCCCACCCGGCGTCACTGTACTGCGGCGCGCCAGCTGTTTAATGCGCGGATCCGGAGCATCGTATGAATCCGGCAGCGGAAGCCCTTCACCGTAAGCCATGGCATTGGACTGCCCGGCCAGTACGATGACGTAGTACCAATCCGGCTCAGTTGCACCACTGACCACCACATCACCTTCTGCTGTAATCGCCTGCATCAGGGTATAAGGGGTTATGGCCACCGGACTACCAAACGGCTGCCAGCCCTCTTTCAGTTTGTGTGTCAGCTTTTCCGCAAGGTCTGACGGCGACGCCGCCCTGACAACATCATAATGTTTAAATGTCATTATTCCTCCCGGCCGGGATAGTGTATTAAATCAGATATGGAGTGGGCTGTAGTCCGGAAGCCTGAATGACACACGGGGACTACAGCCCAAGAAATGAAAAAAGGCCACGCAGTTGCGCAGCCTGATAAACCCTGGTTAAAATCCACACGATAACAACACAACAATATCAGTATCTCATGCTATTGCCCGAACCCATTCGGGCATTTTTTACCCATAAAAAAGCCCCTCCGGAGAGGGGCATGTTTGCATGCACATTCTTTTTCTTGTATGGTGCCGGGTGCCTCCCGGTGAATTCAGTATCAGCACCTAAATCCGCGATTATCCCATATACCTGGTTGCTGATCGCCCCTCCGCACAGGGGGATTCACCATGCAGAAGTGTTTTTAATAAACAGCAAAACAAAAAAACCAAGCATTATGCAGGCTGTTTCTTTTTATCACCGGCCACAGCAATACCACAATGCCGCAGACCAGCACCCCATCCGCCAGCACCGACATGATTCTGCTGGTGAAATCCACCATCACCACCAGAAACAGCAGGAGTGCAGCCACAGCCAGGCGCAGTTTTACCGTCACAGGTGATTCTCCAGACGAAGACCCAGAACACCGGCAATCTCTTCCAGCACCTTGCGCTCTTCCGGCTCAATTTCGCCGTCTGCCTCCGCAATGGCCACCGCCACATCCAGCACATCTTCCGCTTCACGCGTATCGTGTTTCACATCCTCAATCTCGCGTAACGCGGCACGACGACCAATTTTAAAATTGGTATCCAGCTGACCGATAATAGTTGCGCTAATCGCATTAATTTCCGAGGTAAACGCAGACAACGCAGGCTGATTACGTAAGACCTGTTCGATCTTCGCTTTCTCGGATGCCTCGCATTCACCATCTGCACAGGCCACCAGGTATGCAGCGTTAATCACCGCCTGTGCCAGATCGCGTTTCTCAAACTTTTTAATTTCCGCTGCCGCTCTGCGGGTTTTCTTTTTGAAGATTCCAAACATCGTGACGTTCCTTTGGGTGGGTGAGCCAACGCCCGGGAGCGATCTGCCCACAGAGAAAGTCACACTGACCACTCCGTAAGCTCACCCCCGAAAGGCTCTGTGGTTGATATGCGCCGGGCGTGGCGCAGATACAAAAAAGGCCCGCCGAAGCGAGCCTGGAAAATAAGTGTGGCGCGTTGTAGTGGAGTCGAACCACTGACCGATTGCTTAGAAGGCAATTGCTCTGTCCGGCTGAGCTAACAACGCAGAATACCGATAATGGACCGCCATCGGGGACCCGCCCCCGCACCAACAACCCTGTTATGGTGTCGTCTGCTCTTCCTGATAAGCTAATGGCGGTTTGTGATGGTGGCCCTTGCTGGATTTGAACCAGCGACCTGGCGATTATGAGTCGCTCGCTCTCACCACTGAGCTAAAGGGCCGGGAGCAGAATAATAATGGTGCGTAATTAATTCTGCAATCTCATCCGTTTCAAACGATTAAATCCTGAACTTCCCTGACTGTCTGTTCAAAGCGTCCGGTCTCCAGCTCAACACCAATCGCACAACGCCCCAGTGCCATCGCCGCTTTTACCGTTGAACCTGAACCCATAAAAAAATCTGCAACCAGGTCTCCCGGACGACTGCTCGCGTTGATTATCTGCTGCAGCATTTCTGCCGGTTTTTCGCACGGATGTTTCCCTGGATAGTACTGCACCGGTTTATGCGTCCAGACATCGGTGTACGGAACCTGCGCCGTCACACCGAAATACCGCCGCAAATTTTTATATTCACTCAGCAGTTCCGTATACTGCCGGTTCAGCTCACTGTATGTGCTGACCAGCTGGTGGTGTGGCTTTTCCAGTTCCCCGCGCTGATGTTTTTCTGCCGCAACACGCGCAAACAACGCCTGCAATTTGTTGTAATCACCCTCGTTCGGTAACTGCCACTGACTGATACCAAACCAGTGCGAAGCCATGTTTTTCTTTCCGGTGGCTTCCGCTATCTGTTTTGACGTTATTCCCAGTGATTTACGCGCATCACGAAAGTAAGAAATCAGCGGGGCCATGACGTGCTGTTTTAGCTCGCGCCCCTGCTCCACATAGCCATCATCTTTCGGGCGATACGGTCCCTGATAATGTTCTGCAAACAGAATGCGCTCTGTTGCCGGAAAATACGCCCGCAGACTTTCCTTATTGCACCCGTTCCAGCGTCCGGACGGCTTCGCCCAGATAATGTGGTTCAGCACATTAAAGCGCTCACGCATCATGATTTCGGTGTCAGATGCCAGGCGATGACCACAGAACAGGTAAAGACTTCCGGCAGGCTTCAGTACCCGCCAGAACTGCGCCAGACACTGGTCCAGCCATTTCAGGTAATCATCGTCGCCCTCCCACTGGTTATCCCAGCCCTCGGGCTTCACTTTAAAGTATGGCGGGTCTGTGACTATCAGATCGACAGAGTTTTCCGGTAAGGTCTGGATAAATTCCAGGCAATCAGCGTTGATTAACTCACAACTGGATATTTTTACAGTATTAATCATAGATCAATAAGCACTTCTCTGATAGGCTCATGCCGCTTTTGCGCAAAGCAGATGGGCCTGAGGTTTGCTTGTGACCCCAACGCATGAGCAGATGGCTGGCAGGTGCCGCTAACACCCACCAGCCGCCCATTACCACAAATTAAAAAGCCTTCACTGCGGAAGGCGTCTGTAACAACCGAACTGATAATCTGCCAGACCCGCCATAACAAGCTGAGTCAGTATTAACTGGCAGCGTTCGCGTGAAAGGTAAGTATTCTGCGCAATTTCCCCGACGGTCGCCGGTTCGGTGACGCTTAATTCATTAAACACCACTCTGGCGGTTTCGGTCATATCCTGCTGTTTTAGCATGCCTTTTTCCCTTTTCTGGTTAACGTGACATACCAATACCTCTTGTCGAAAAAGCCAGCAAGCTGAAAGACCAGTATTCACAACTACCAGCGCGTTTAATGTTCTGTGCCGTTTTTCAGGCATAAAAAAACCCGCATAAAGCGGGTTCTTTCAGGTGTCCATGTCTGCTATTCGCCTCGCGGTACAGCTTTGCGAAGCGTAGCTGGATTGAAACAGTTTATGGCTAAAAATACAAGCTTTTTTTCTAAAACTGCACAAACCTTACTACCAGCCAAAAATCCTCTTCGTGCAACAACAAACGCCCTCCAGATTCTAAGCGTCAGTAAAAGAAAATGCATCTCGCATCAGTGGATACAGAATAAACTCAGCTATTCTCAGCCACATATCTATACGATTGCGGCATGTTGCATAGCACCACTCAGGGTGAACCTCATTCAACAATTCAGCCATTTTGCGTTTACTCATCCCCCGCCCTTCGTATCTTTGCCGCAGGATATCAATCAATCCAGGATAACGTGCAAGCGCTTTACTTATCACCCCATCAATGCGTAACGCCTCTGCATCAGTACAGTGAGACAACCAGCTCTTCTGTCTGCCAGCGATCATCTCTCGCAAGAATGCTTCCAGCTCTGGTTTATCAATCCCTGACTCCCTGATTCTACGCAGGGCTTCATTGATTGCGGTTTTTGTCAGTTTTTTGGATGCCAGCAACTGATTGAACATATTTCCTGTTTTGCTACCACCTATATACGACCAACGCCCCCACATCCGTAATTTCCCCTGGATCCAGACGGCTTCCAGCGTTTTTAGACGTAAATGCTCGCCGCTTTTGCCTGTAATTTCCGGGTATATCATATTTACGATCACTCACTCTCAATTTTGTAAATCTTCACGCCCAGCCGCCCACCAGGAACGAGCTGACCGCGCACAATATTGATTTCATCAAACTGCTCGTCGTCTATGAGAAGTCCGGCATGCGTCAACGCATCCAGTGGTGCTTTCAGGATATTGTCCAGGTCACGGCGGCGCTTATCCGGTGGTTCTGCAATAATTTTTATTGCCAACCTTCCGGACAGGCTTAATTTCAGCCGCTGCTGGCGAACAATAAGCGCCACTGCCCGGCGATAACGCTCCCCGGCTTTTGATACAAAATATGTGCTGCCACGACGACGCCAGTAAGTGTTCACCGTTGGCGGGTAAGGCAAAACAAATTCTATGCGTTCAGTCATTTATGCTTTCCACTTCAGAACACCCGAATTTCTCGCGTGCATTAAAAAACGAATCAGCAACAACAGCTGGCTGCCGTGTTTTTCTTCAAAATCTTTTACCCCGGCGTGTAGTTCGCTATGGCATTTACGGCACAGCGGAATAACAAACAAATCATCAGCCTTTGTTCCCATCCCTCCCAGTCCATGACCAATGATGTGATGCGGATCATCTGCCTGATTGCCACACGTCATGCATTTCTGCGTTTTTACCCAGCGCGTGTATACAGGCATCTCTTCCCGTTGTGATTTCTGGCGCTGGAGATACTGAGCCGGTGACTCGGGATCAACGGCAATGCTGACCACCGTCTTTTCCTGTGGCGGGTTTTGCTGGTGGGCGTGAGGCAGCGGCGCAAGATTTTTTGTGCGCTGCTTCAGTATGCTGGTGGCGGTCTGCTCTCCCGGTACGATGTCGCTTTCACGGTACATTGAGCGGATTTTTTCCGCACGCAACCCCAGCGAACGACGTAATACCGCTTCCGGTAGCGCGTCCGCCACCTGATTGCGGACCGCCCACCAGGATAATTCAGCCAGCGATAATTCCCGTTCCTGCGAGCCATTCATTGCATGGCGTATGACGTCAATCATCCATGCAGACAGGTTTTGGTGAGCAAGTTGCCCGAGTGATTCGGAGGTCTGGTCGCGCAGCTGGTTGTCGCAGTGCCAGCACAACACCATTGCGCCGGTACCATAACGGTGAATGACGGTTTCACTGTGGTGATAATCACCGTGTGGCCACTGGCAGGATTTAACATGGCGCAGTAACCAGTCAGACAATGCGCCAGCGCCACCAGCAGCACGAATCACTCGTTCGTCGCTGAAAAATGGCAGTAATGATTTATCCTCCGCCAGCGGCTGGCGAACGGCAGGAACGACCCCGGACGGCAGATTACGCATGCTTTTCGGTTCCGGCTCCACCAGTACCCGGGTATTGTGGAATACCGGCATGGATTCACGGCCCGGCTTAACGATCACCAGCCCGAGTTCCGGTACCAGAACAGGTCGAAGTAATACCCGCACGTTACCTCCAGATGCGTTGCTGGAATGTGCGGGACGGACGCGGTGGTCGTTCGGAGTAAGGAAGCCTGACGGAGATTATCCAGTGACGATAATCGAGGCTGAGGGCTTTCTTAATCTCGTATCCGTGTCTGCGGTAGCACTGAATTAGCCACTCGGCCTGTTCTTCAGTGCATGGGGGATGCTGGAACCAGTCAGATTTGAAAGTGCGGGAACGCCGCCCGTGCCTGCTGGCAGGGGCGGCAGAGTTATCCGAATTGTAAAATTTGGTATCGTGCGCCATCTGTTTTCTCTGCTGGCGCAGCAGGTGCCAGTTGTTCAGGCTGACGGATGGATTGTAAACCAGAACGACCAGAAAAAACAAAACCCGCCGAAGCGGGTTAAGTGCGGGTGCGTTGAGGATGCCTGACACATCAGCGGTGGCGAGGGATTTCTCCCCCGCCGGGTCTCTTACTCCTCAGGTTCGTAAGCTGTGAAGACAGCGACCTCCGTCTGGCCGGTTCGGATTCGTACCTCGCAGAGGTCTTTCCTCGTTACCAGTGCCGTCACTATGACGGTTAAACAGATGACGATCAGGGCGATTAACATCGCCTTTTGCTGCTTCATAGCCTGCTTCTCCTTGCCTTTCGGCACGTAAGAGGCTAACCTACATTTGTGAGACATAGATTGGGCCTCAGATTAATGTTAAGCGTCTTGCAGGACGCGTAATGTTAACTGGGGCTTTTCTCTATCTGCCTTTTGGTGTTCATGCCTGAGACAGATAGCCTCAAGCACCCGCAGCAATTCTACTTAACTCTCCTTTTCCCGCAAACCGTTTTTACCCGATATGGGAATTCCCATATCGTAATGAATTCAGTTCCCTAGTCGATCCATCAAAAACACAACCAGGCAGTAAACGCCCACAACAGCAACAACAGCCAGCGCACCTTCCATTGCCAGTGATATATCATCCGACATATTCCCTCCTTTGGTGTTAATCCCGGCGAACGTTTTTACCCCCACCGACAAATAACATATACTAAAAAAGCGATAGCCATAGCAACGCCTGTAATTGCAAATGCTTCAGGCCAGTTCATTGGCGCACCTCCTGCGGCGGTTCTGGTAGCGGCATCCAGTGTGACGGTTTCCACGACGCACCAGGAATTATCCACCCATCATTAGCGTCAGGATGACCCGGGATGTAAGTCGCCCATTTCATTCGCCAGTCACCTTTCCTGTCAAACTCCACGGCAACAAGAACGGCTGTTTTGGTATCCGGCATTCGCTCACTACAGCTTATCCAACTATCCGGAGTTACCGGATAGTTGCCCGATAGTGCATTCTGCTCCAGTGATGCTTTTACAAACCACGCTGCCTGAACTATAACGCCATGAATCCAGCGCAAATCAGCATCGCGATCTTTCTTTTTCATCTTTTCGCCACTTAAGGCCTTGCTTATGTGGCTGCGTACCAGGTCTTCATGTAATTCCTTCGCCTCCTCAATGGTGAAACCACCAGGCAGAAGAGCCGGAGTTACCGGAGAGCTGGTTGACGCTTCCGGGATTTTCCGAAAATTATTGGTTGACGAATCTTTATTTTCCCGAAAGTTTCCGGACTGAAGCATGGCTTCGCGGCAATCGTTCCAGCCTGTAGCGTATGCAGCCGCTTTGCTGCTGCCTTCAACTGGCGCATCCTGCCAATACATTTCTTCCGGCACTATCGGCGCTGGAGGGGCGGCAAATAGATATCCGCCAAAGTCAGGAAGCTCTCTAATGGCCTGTACGAATTTTTGTTTGCCTACGTCAACCCCTAATGGGTAATGAGCTATAATCTTTGCCACCGGCTCTGCTTCCAGCGATGCCAGCGCAATCCGTGCCAGTTCCATTTGTTCACCACGGGTAAGCCCGTTTTCAACCGGATTTTTAATGAACAATTCAATACGTTCTTTGGTAATAGTGGTCATGTGTTACTCCTTAACCCGCAGTGCTTTCAACTGATGAGGGGAACAAAATCTTTTCATCAAACCCTGCATTCATATCATGAACAGCAACACACCAATCCATCGACGAACGATTATCAAGAGCCTCCATGATTTCATCCATGCGGCGTAGGTCATACAGGTAAATGCTTTTATCGCCAATGGTGTAAAAGCCAATTTTTTTCGGTGATGGACAGCGATCAAGAACTTCCTGTAATTCGTTTAACCATGCCCGTTCTTTTTTTGTCAAAGTTGCCATATCAGTTTTCCTTATACGGATTAATTTTATTGTGCAGTGTGTTGAACGACGCCCATACAACGTCGGTATACAATTCAGTAACTGGCTCAATTATTTTCCCGATTGCCCAGACAAAAATTAGAGGGGATATCGGTATCATCAATACGATAAACAGAATGAGAAACAAAAATTCTGTCGCCCTACTTTTTTGCGGATATTCTTTTCTGAATAATGTAGTCATTTCTTACCGCCCTTTCGGGCGGCCTCCCGACATTAATCGTTGTGGTAACTCATGGCTTCATTTGCAGCATCAACCGGATCAACCTCCCACCAGCAATAATTTGGTGCGTTTCCTTCAGGTGTCCACGGTTCTAATTCATTTTTTGCCACATTCTCATCGCCAGTAATTTTAAAAATCTGCTCAGAGAATTTTCTTGCCCACTCGTTATATTTTTCCGCATTAATGGCTTTCTGTGTATTTAACATAAATATACCTCCAGTTAAGGATTAAATTTTATTTACAGTGCTGAACTTAATTATTCAGATTTGGATTATTCTTTCTCTTCACGAAGTTCCGATTGTTAAGGAAGGTGCGAATAAGCGGGGAAATTCTTCTCGGCTGACTCAGTCATTTCATTTCTTCATGTTTGAGCCGATTTTTTCTCCCGTAAATGCCTTGAATCAGCCTATTTAGACCGTTTCTTCGCCATTTAAGGCGTTATCCCCAGTTTTTAGTGAGATCTCTCCCACTGACGTATCATTTGGTCCGCCCGAAACAGGTTGGCCAGCGTGAATAACATCGCCAGTTGGTTATCGTTTTTCAGCAACCCCTTGTATCTGGCTTTCACGAAGCCGAACTGTCGCTTGATGATGCGAAACGGGTGCTCTACCTTGGCACGGATGCTGGCTTTCATGTATTCGATGTTGATGGCCGTTTTGTTCTTGCGCGGATGCTGCTTCAAGGTTTTTACCTTGCCGGGACGCTCGGCGATCAGCCAGTCCACATCCACCTCGGCCAGCTCCTCGCGCTGTGGCGCTCCTTGGTAGCCGGCATCGGCTGAGACAAATTGCTCCTCTCCATGAAGCAGATTACCCAGCTGATTGAGGTCATGCTCGTTGGCCGCGGTGGTGACTAGGCTGTGGGTCAGGCCACTCTTGGCATCGACACCAATGTGGGCCTTCATGCCAAAGTGCCACTGATTGCCTTTCTTGGTCTGATGCATCTCCGGATCGCGTTGCTGCTCTTTGTTCTTGGTAGAGCTGGGTGCCTCAATGATGGTGGCATCCACCAAAGTGCCTTGGGTCATCATGACGCCTGCTTCGGCCAGCCAGCGATTGATGGTCTTGAACAATTGACGGGCCAGTTGATGCTGCTCCAGCAGGTGGCGGAAATTCATGATGGTGGTGCGGTCCGGCAAGGCGCTATCCAGGGATAACCGGGCAAACAGACGCATGGAGGCGATTTCGTACAGAGCATCTTCCATCGCGCCATCGCTCAGGTTGTACCAATGCTGCATGCAGTGAATGCGTAGCATGGTTTCCAGCGGATAAGGTCGCCGGCCATTGCCCGCCTTGGGGTAAAACGGCTCGATGACTTCCACCATGTTTTGCCATGGCAGAATCTGCTCCATGCGGGACAAGAAAATCTCTTTTCTGGTCTGACGGCGCTTACTGCTGAATTCACTGTCGGCGAAGGTAAGTTGATGACTCATGATGAACCCTGTTCCATGGCTCCAGATGACAAACATGATCTCATATCAGGGACTTGTTCGCACCTTCCTTAATTTGGCTCACAACAGCACCTTCTGAAAATTACCCTGATAGAAAGCCAGTACACGCTGCATAGCTTCGCTCTTCCGGCACTCGCTACAGATTATGTTCAGACGCCTGTCGTAGCGGCGTATTTCTCCGTCTGGTAATGACCAGATAAGATCCGGATCAACCACAGATGGTTTCTTCACCTTTGCCCTAGATAGTTTTTTGCGGGCATTTTGCCAGTCCTTACGAGCCTGTTCAGACGGGAATAACCCGTAACCAGAGTTGTATACATCGCCACTGGCAACCAGCTCTCTGGCGAGAACGCTCATCAGATATCTTGTCGCACCTGTCTTGGCTTCCAGTTGCCGTAACGTCTCGCGCCCACTCCGGCGTACTAGTTCAACAACCTGCCCTTTAATTTTTTCCCGCTCTTCTTGTGTAAATACTTTTGCCATAAGCGCCTCCGGCAATCACTTTTCCGATACAACACGGCGGGAAGAATCAGTAATCTGTCGAACAATATCCCGGTGCTTGTTCAGCTCCCGCAGCGCGGCGCAGACTCGCTCCCACTTCTGAACATCACTTTTCGCCCTGCGCAGCGCCAGGTTTGCCCTGCGAAGGGACGGAAAAATCAGCTCATCTGCTTGCGTTTCGGTAAACGATGGCAACGGCTGCACAATGTCCGCCACAGTTTCTGTTTTAATTTCTTCCTGTGTTGCGGCTTCCCGGACTGGTAACGCAGCACCTGCTGGCTGAGGAAAGGCCTTACCATCACTTTCCGTTACCAGCGCGGCTTTCGGCTCTGCTGGTAAATTATCGCCCGGCATGCAGTAACGAAATTTACCGTTCTGATTAACGCGTGCCAGCCGCCCCGTTGCGGTTACCACCGCCAGCGTGGAAGCAACCTTGCGAGTACTGACACCGAACTTACCCGCCAGTTCCTCACACGTTTTAGCCCCATCCTGACCGATAAACTCAATCATCATGTCTGCGGTAACTTTTTGTTCGACCTCCCCGGTCAGCATATCCTGTGCTTCAGATTTTACTGGCCGCTCTTCGGTTACCCGGGATTCACCTTCGCCAGCCAGAAACCAGGTGTGACCAGTTTTATCAACGACGCCATTTCTTTTGAGTTCCCACAGCTCGTTGACAGCCTCTTCACGACTGATTCCAAGGCTGGCCGCCACTACCTGTGAAGAGGCTCTTTTCAGTGCTTTCAGTGCGTCAAATACGGTTTCCATTAATATTTCCTCCGACAAAATCGTTTCTCAGATTCAAATAAAACCAGCTGCCTTCCGGCGTTCGTATTCCTGTTTCAGCCGTTCAATTGGCGTTGGCCCTTGCGGGTGTTTCGCCCCTTCCAGTTGTCGTCGCACTGGCGGAACACTCATCCCGTTACCAACATGCTTTGCCCATTTCGTCAGTTGCCGTTCCGCAAGTCGTTTTAACTCACCCTGCGTCATCTGGCGCTCAATCCCTCTGGTACGCATTTCGAGGCAGATGTGGTACAGCACAGGCTGTGGCCACGGGTATTTATCACTCCCGTCGTATCGCCAGGATTCATTGCGCCAGCGCCGGTACTCTTCCATCACTGCATCCACCGTAAGACCAAATGGATTTGCCCCACTCTCCGAAATCAGTGCAACAAACTCAGCCAGGTCCGGGGGCCACGTTTCACCCGCCCGGCAGCGGTCCATGCACTGACGGCAGACCAGCCGGATTTGCTGTTCAGTCATCGCGCCAATCTGGGCAATCCAGAGCTTCGAAGGTGCGGCCCCGTTCTTCTGTGTCCAGCGGTTCGAATACACCTCCCCCATAAGCTCCCACAGCTTCCAGGCCGTTTCCGTTGCTGATAAATCCGTTGTCACGTTCCCACTGTTCGCGTGCTGCCCGGATTTCCTGAACTGCCCGTGATGCCGTGCCACCTGATGCTGCATGGCTTACCCCCTTGCTGACTGGTTTTACCTGTGCCCTGACGTGCTGCACGTGGCGGGCAAATTTCTGCTCCCACTGAACCTGCGTGAAAACCTTCCCCTCCGCCATCCAGTAATCCCGGAATGCGGCAAGCTCTGCAGGTGTAAATTCCGGCTCAGGCAGAGCCATACCCCACACTGCTGCCCGTTGTCGAAAATCCGACGACGGCTGCCAGACAGTAGTCATCGAAAATTTCCCGATCGGTTCGCTCAGGCCGTCCAGGTATTCAGGTTCGGCTGTCTGCAACGGCGCACCATGCGACTCACCGGTTGGAGCACTCTCGCGCATGCGCGCGTTATGTGTGGGGTTTAATTCTGTATCTGTATCTTTATCTGTCGTGACTTGTCGTGACATGTGCGTGACATTTCGTGACGCGCCGTGACAATCGCCATTTTGTTCCCGCTTTCTTTCCCTCTCACGCTGCGCCCTCTTGCGCTCTGCCGGAGATTTTGCGGTTTGCGAAATATTGCCGTTGTCCTCTTTAAGCACCTGGCGTTTTTCCCATCCAGTGATTAAATCACCATCAAGTACCCGCCCCTGCATCGTCTGCAAAATTGAATCAATTACCTCTTCTGTCACGTCGAGCGCACTTGCCAAATCTTCTGTCGTGACATCAATGTGACCTCGCGTGACATTTCGTGACGCGCTCACCAGGAGGTGGATATACACTGCCATCACTGTTGCAATTGGCTGCCCTGACACCCTGGCAATTGTTCGCCACTTAGGGTCATTTGGCATGTCATGCCATAATCTGAGCCAGGCGTTAGCCATACTCACCTCTTCTGATACCGAATCTTTTTACTCACGAGTTGCCGGAAGCGATTCGATATGGCTATTGTCAGTCAATGTACTGCCACAGCATTTCCTGCCGGGCCACCACGGTTCATCTGATTGAAACCGGCGATTGCCACTGCGACAAAATCATCAGCGTCTCTCACCAGTCGCTCCCGCGTCTCCACCAGCTCCCGAAAATAAGCTGAACTGTGGCTGCGCATTCTGGCCACCAGCAAAGGTGGCATTGCCTTTTCGATCGCTGGTAACAACGCCTGAATTTTTTCAACTGCATCAGGGGTGTCTTTCTCTACCCAGCGGAAAATTTTCTGGGTATTACGGGCCAGGGCTTCCGGATGGCTGTCGTCGTACAGTTCCGGGAACGTCATCCCCAGTTCGAAATAAGTCCGGGCTATTTCAGCTGCTGGAACTTTCTCACCGTCTGGATACGCCCAGGCATTCATTGCCATGCGGATGTGTTCATGCTTGATTTTCATGAATCACCCCCGCCTCTGGTTGTGTGTTAGCCTGATACTCGACAGGTAAGCCGTCGGTTGGGTTGGGATAAGTACTGCCATCAATCTCGTGCGGAGTTACTATCCAGCCTGTTGCTTCGCACCAGCGTAAAATTTTTTTCCCCGTAAGTTTCGCCCGTCCGGTAATGACATGGCTTACCATCCCTTGGGTTACCCCAACAATTTCAGCAAAATGCTTCTGAGTTATACCGGAATGATGCAAATATTCTCCAAGATTCATTGTTCACCTCATGTGATGTCATTACGATCATTAATAGCATTGTTATTTTTAAAAGTAAATAGCATCACTATTTCAAAGAGATTAATAATCTTATTAGAATTGAAGGTATGAAAAGAAAACCCCTGTCAGAGATCGACCTGCAAGCCGCCCAGAGACTGAAAGAAATCTGGACGGCGAAAAAAAATCAACTAGGGTTAACCCAAGAGCGTGCGGCAGAAATTCTGGGATTTTCGACACAGGGAGCTGTAAGCCATTATCTAAATGGTCAGACACCTTTAAATCTTGAGGCTGTTATCAAGTTCGCAGGGTTGCTGCAAGTTCCTCCCGAGTCAATCAGACCAGATATGGCCGAGTTGTTACAAATTGTAAGGATGTATCCCCAAGAATCTGGGGAGGACAATGTTGTCACTATATCTGCAGATATGGAACAATCGGAAAACGAACTTCCGTTTAATATAGACCCCATGGAGCGGGATTTGCTCCAGACGTTCAGGGCTTTCCCCAAAGAAGATAAAGAGAAAATGCTTAAGGAAATGAAGGAGAAAAAAGAATCAATTGAAGAAATCGTTGCGCGATGGCTAGCTGCGCAAAAGGGTCGTCGCGCCTAATCTGAGGAGGTAAAAACATGAGTACAGCCCTTTCCCCGATAATTTCTGAATTTGAAACAGTCGAACAAGAAAACAGCTATAACGAATGGTTGCGAACCAAAGTGGCAGCAAGCCTCTCAGATCCCCGTCCTGCAATTCCACATGACGAAGTAATGGCTGAAATGGAAAACCTTATTGCTCAATTAGCTGCAACGAACAGGAGTGAGTAATGCTGCCCATTTTATGGCTACCTTCTGCACGTGATGATTTACGTCAGATCGTAGCCTATATTGCTAAGGAAAACCCTCCCGCTGCACGTAGACTAAAAATACGCATTGAAACATCAGTTTTGTCACTTACTGAACACCCTTATCTGTACCCACCGAGCGAAAGAGTTCCAAGTCTTCGTGAGATAGTGACTCATCCTAACTACATAATACTTTACCGAGTAACAGCATCTAACATCGAGATCGTAAATGTAGTTCACTCACGAAGACAGTATCCAAACAAAACCTGTTAATCCTTCCTGTCAACAACCACCTTCGGGTGGTTTTTTTCTTGCCACGATAATAGCACTGCTATTTACATAATTAAATAGTAGTGGTATTGTTCATTCATCAACCCACCCCGCCCCACAGAACGCCAGGCAATACTTCGAGTTACCCGGCAGTGGTCAGGGGTTAAGTAGCCAGCCCGAGGCGTATGAACATGACGGCGGGAACACTTTATATAACAGCGCAGCAGTTTTTTAGTTCCGCTACCCCGGCGTTAAGGGGAAATGAGGTCAGCATGGATACTATCGATCTTGGCAACAATGAATCTCTGGTGTACGGCGTGTTTCCCAACCAGGACGGCACATTCACCGCGATGACGTATACCAAAAGCAAAACGTTTAAAACCGAAAATGGTGCCCGTCGCTGGCTGGAAAGAAACTCAGGTGAGTGATATGGATTTCGACACAATCATGGAAAAGGCTTACGAAGAATACTTCGAAGGCCTTGCCGAAGGCGAAGAAGCTCTCAGCTTCAGTGAGTTTAAACAGGCGCTTTCCAGCTCGGCAAAATCTAACGGCTGATAAGCGAAGCAGCACCGCGAGGAATCAGTATGCAGAAACGAGAACCCGTCATCATCTCGCCAGACTATACCGATGATGAACTTTATGAGTGGATGCGCCAGAAAATTAATGCAGCGCAGGATCTGAAATGGGCTAATGAAGCCAGGGCTAAGCAGGCTGAAAATCTGTCCGCTCTGGAGCAGGATATCACCAATCTGGAAAAAGCAGCGGCATTAAGCATTGCCAGAATGATTACATACCCGCGTTAATAGCTAACCAACGAAGCTAAGGTTGGTAATTAAGGAGTTCTCCACGGGTGAGGTGGAGTGCGTGCGCCGGACACGGGTGAGCATCCGGCACTGACAGTTTACTGAAAGGATATTTCCCTGAAAAGTCAGACCATAACGCGAAAGCGCACGGCGAGGTAGCTGGTTCATAGATAGCCTGTCGTTAAATTTTCGTCGACCGTGCGCTTCCGGTTGTGGCAATCCGCGAAATGGCGCGGCGGTAAGTATGGCGGGGTTATTCCTTCCCCCGTTGAGGACACCGGGTTGTCAGGTTGACCATACGCTTAAGTGACAACCCCGCTGCAACGCCCTCTGTTATCAATTTTCTGGTGACGTTTGGCGGTATCAGTTTTACTCCGTGACTGCTCTGCCGCCCTTTTTAAAGTGAATTTTGTGATGCGGTGAATGCGGCTAAGCGCACGCGGAACAGTTAAAACCAAAAACAGTGTTATGGGTGGATTCTCTGTATCCGGCGTTAATTGTTAACTGGTTAACGTCACCTGGAGGCACCAGGCACTGCATCACAAAATTCATTGTTGAGGACGCGATAATGGAAACGTTATTACCAAACGTTAATACGTCTGAAGGTTGTTTTGAAATTGGTGTCACTATCAGTAACCCTGTATTTACTGAAGATGCCATTAACAAGAGAAAACACGAACGGGAGTTATTAAATAAAATATGCATTCTTTCAATGCTGGCCCGTTTACGTCCGATACAAAAAGGATGCTGGCAATGAATACAGCATTTGCACTTGTTCTGACAGTTTTTCTTGTTTCCGGAGAGCCAGTTGATATTGCAGTCAGTGTTCACAGGACAATGCAGGAGTGTGTGACTGCAGCAACCGAACAGAAAATTCCCGGTAACTGTTACCCGGTCGATAAAGTTATTCACCAGGATAATAACGAAATCCCGGCAGGTCTTTAAAACAGTTCCGTAATAAACATCCGATTTCATTCTTATATGCCAGAAATGGCAGGGATTTGTTCACCCTTAAATCTGTAATGAGGTAAAACAAAATGAGTAAAGTCTTTATTTGCGCCGCCATTCCGGACGAACAGGCAATAAAGGAAGAAGGTGCAGTCGCTGTAGCCACTGCCATTGAAGCCGGTGATGAACGTCGCGCCCGCGCAAAATTTCACTGGCAATTCCTGGAACATTATCCGGCTGCTCAGGACTGCGCTTATAAATTTCTTGTTTGCGAGGATAAACCCGGTATACCCCGCCCTGCCCTCGATTCCTGGGATGCTGAATATATGCAGGAAAACCGCTGGGATGAGGAGTCTGCTTCCTTTGTCCCGGTTGAGACTGAATCAGATCCGATGAACGTCACTTTTGACAAGCTGGCCCCTGAAGTACAGAACGCTGTCATGGTTAAGTTCGACACATGTGAAAACATCACCGTTGATATGGTGATTAGCGCGCAGGAATTGTTGCAGGAAGACATGGCAACATTCGACGGACATATCGTTGAAGCGTTGATGAAAATGCCAGAAGTTAACGCCATGTATCCGGAGCTTAAGCTGCATGCCATCGGGTGGGTTAAGCATAAATGTAAGCCTGGTGCCAAATGGCCCGAAATTCAGGCAGAGATGCGCATCTGGAAAAAACGTCGCGAAGGTGAACGCAAGGAAACCGGAAAATACACGTCTGTTGTTGATCTCGCCCGCGCCAGAGCCAATCAACAGAACACTGAAAATTCAACAGGAAAAATCAGCCCGGTCATTGCTGCCACTCATCGCGAATACAAGCAGACATGGAAAACACTGGATGACGAACTGGCCTACGCTCTCTGGCCTGGTGATGTGGATGCCGGAAACATTGACGGCAGCATCCATCGCTGGGCAAAAAAAGAAGTTATCGACAACGACCGCGAAGACTGGAAGCGTATCTCGGCATCAATGCGCAAACAGCCTGATGCCCTTCGCTACGACCGCCAGACTATTTTTGGCCTTGTCCGTGAACGTCCGATCGACATTCACAAAGACCCTGTGGCACTGAACAAATACATTACTGAATACCTGACTACAAAGGGCGTGTTTGAAGATGAAGGAAGAAATCAGAGCGCAACTGATACTCTCTCGTCGCCAGTACCAGAAACTGATGCAGTGGAAACGGCAATTCCGGACAACGAAAAAACCGAATGCAAAGTGGAAGTCGAACCATCTGTAGAGCGTGAAGGGCCGTTCTACTTCCTCTTCACCGACAAGGATAGCGAAAAATACGGTCGCGCAAACAAACTTTCTGGTCTGGATAAGGCACTGGCTGCAGGGGCTACTGAAATCACGAAAGAAGAATATTTCGCCCGAAAAAATGGCACATACACAGGCTTACCGCAAAATGCAAATACCGCACAAAATTCTGAACAACCAGAACCGGTAAAAGTTACCGCTGACGAAGTAAAGAAAATTATGCAGGCAGCCAATATCAGCCAGCCTGACGCCAATCAGTTGCTCGCCGCATCACGTGGTGAATTTGTTGCAGGGATTAGCGACCCGAATGATCCGAAATGGGTGAAGGGGATTGAAACCCGCGATTCTGTGAACCAGAACCAGCAAGAAACGGAACAGAACGACCAGAAAGCGGAACAAAACAGCCCAAATACGCAACAAAACGAGCCAGAAACGAAACTACCTGAACCAGTAGTGCAACAGGAAGTGGAAAAAGTCTGCACCGCCTGCGGTCAGACCGGCGGCGGCAACTGCCCTGATTGTGGCGCGGTGATGGGCGACGCTACATACCAGGAAACATTCGATGAAGAGTATCAGGTTGAAGTTCAGGAAGATGATCCGGAGGAAATGGAAGGCGCTGAACATCCACACAAGGAGAACACTGGCGGCAATCAGCATCACGATAGCGATAATGAAACTGGCGAGACGGCAGATCACCCAATTAAGGTGAACGGTCATCAAGAAATCACATCCACCAGCAGGACGTGTGACCATCTAATGATCGACCTTGAAACCATGGGAAAAAATCCTGATGCCCCGATCATCTCAATAGGTGCAATATTTTTCGATCCGCAAACCGGAGATATGGGACCGGAATTTAGTAAGACTATCGATCTGGAAACTGCTGGCGGAGTCATTGATCGGGACACCATTAAATGGTGGCTTAAGCAATCACGCGAAGCGCAATCTGCCATTATGACCGATGAAATCCCGTTAGATGATGCACTGTTACAATTGCGGGAATTTATCGACGAAAACTCCGGTGAATTTTTTGTTCAGGTCTGGGGAAATGGAGCCAACTTCGACAACACGATTTTGCGCCGTTCATACGAACGGCAGGGGATCCCCTGCCCGTGGCGTTACTACAACGATCGCGATGTACGCACAATCGTTGAGCTGGGGAAAGCCATAGACTTCGATGCCAGAACGGCTATTCCATTCGAAGGTGAGCGCCATAATGCACTTGATGACGCCCGTTACCAGGCAAAATACGTTTCAGTTATCTGGCAAAAACTGATCCCGAGTCAGGCTGATTTTTAATGTTCAACCGCCGCCAGTTGTCGTTGATATTCTGCAACTGGCGCGTTCCGGAGTGATAGCCATGAGCGAACAGTACCTGATAACGCTCGACGAGTGGAAACCAAAACGGTTCAGTCTCCCAATAACAAACACTACCCTGGTGAAATACGGAAAACTAGGATACATCGTTCCAAGACCACAAAAAATTCGTGGGCGTTGGCTGATAGATCGCCGAGCAGTATTTGTTGGGCCTGGTGAAACGGGAATTGCGCCGGAAATTCATACTGGCGATGATGATGCACTGAAGGAGATTTTAACTCATGTCACCGAGGCCACGAAAAAACAGCACTGACGTAGCCGGTCTTTACGAAAAGTTTGATCGCAGAACTGGCAGAGTTTACTACCAGTATAAAAATCCTGTGACTGGAAAATTTCACGGACTCGGAACAGACAAAGGTAAGGCAGAAAAAATCGCTTCCACAGCCAATCAGCGAATAGCTGCAGCAGAAGCTGAATATTTCATGCGCAAAATTGATGAAAGTCCGTCAGCAACAAAACGTCGGGGTATCAGATTAAAGGCATGGGTTGATCGATATCTGAAAATACAGGACACGCGACTGAAAAATGGAGATATTGCAGCTACAACTCACAAAGAAAAAACTCGAATGGCTGCATACCTGGTTTCCCGTCTGGGAAACCACCCATTGAAAGAACTGGAAGTAAGAGACTTTGCATTAATACTGGATGAGTGGCTGGATAAAGACATGGTCAGCACAGCGAGAGTAAATCGTGGATTATGGGTTGATATTTATAAAGAAGCACAGCATGCAGGGGAAGTTCCTCCTGGATGGAATCCTCCGGAGGCTACCCGTAAACCGATCCCTAAAGTAACCAGAGCCAGGCTCACCATGGAAGACTGGCAAAAAATTTACAATGCAACGCCTGAAAAACACTTTATCCGTAACGCAATGCTTCTTGCGATTGTTACTGGTCAGCGCCGTGATGACATTTGCCACATGCGTTTTTCAGATGTGTGGAACGAACACTTGCATATCACCCAGGGAAAAACCGGAATGCGTCTGGCGTTACCGCTTACACTACGCTGTGATGCCATTGGGATAACGTTAAAAGAAGTTATTGATGGGTGCCGAGACAGAATATTAAGTCCATATCTAATCCATAGTCGGCACCAGAAACAACCGAAGCCGATGAGTAAAGACAACCTGAGCGACTACTTTGCCAAAGCACGGGATCTGGCTGGGATAATTCCACCAGCAGGAAAAACTCCGCCAACATTTCATGAACAACGCTCTCTATCAGAACGGCTGTACCGTGCACAGGGTATCGATACAAAAACATTACTAGGACATAAAGTCCAGGCAACCACCGATCGCTATAACGATACTCGAGGTCAGGAATGGGTTAAGTTGGTTATTTAA